GACTCTTGGCGGTAGGTCTGCTTTAATACATATAGGTGATGGTAATAGTAATTTAGCCGGTTCGGGCGTTCATATCAATAATGGATTAAATACAGCTTCTAATGTCCAAATCCTAAATGGAACGGGCTCAACCGGGACTATCAATTTAGGAAGTTCGACCTCTACTACCAATGCAGTAGGAACATTGAATTTAGGGTCAGCCACGAAAGCATTAACGGTAAATTCACCTATTACCATAGGATATACAGGAACTCCATCATCACAAACACAAATAGGTTGGGCGAATACACGAGTCAATACAGGACAACCTTTAAATCTCGGGGGGGTAATAGTCGTTGAACCCCAACTTATAACAACAGCAGGACTATATTTATTTAGCTGGTGTGTTCAATATTTAAATACAACACCAGTGACATATTTATATTCAAATATAGTAAATGGTGGAGCTTCGGCAACGGCAACATCACCCCCTATAAATACAGTGGGCAATTGGGGAAATTCTTCATTGGGAACTGTTGGCGGTAATCTTTATCAAAGTACTCACGGAACTATGATAATCGGTTGTTCGGCAAATACATATTATAATTTGATTGTTACTACTGCTGGGGGGTCATCAACGAGTTGCGCAACTTGGTATCAGGTTGTTAGAATCGGGTAAGGGTTGCGTCCCTTATAGACGCTCTTTAAGGGGTTTATGGGGATGCTTTTTATCCCCTTATATTATATGTCGTACATGCTTGTATTAAACTCGAATAATGTTGTCGCTGGTTCAAACAACACTACTTACCAATACAAATTTTCAAGAAATATGATGATTAAAGATGAAGCAGAAATGGCGATATCGAGCGTAACAATCCCTTATTCGTGGTATAATATTACTGCAAGATATGCTAATAATATAGTTGCTATTTATTTCCCTGTTACTTTTGGAAGTGCCCCGCTATCTATTACATTTGATGATGGTTTTTATACAGTTACAGATATAAATGCCCGAATACAACAAGAATGTATTAAGGAAGGATTCTATTTAATTAATGCATCCGGTCAATATGTCTATTATTTAACACTACTCTATAATCCTACTACTTATGGGGTTCAGTTAATATGTCAGCCCGTCCCTACATCATTACCAGCGGGGTGGTCTGCTCCTGCTAACTGGAATGGGTACCCTCCAACACCAACGACTCCTAATTTAATTATTACCAATGCCGAGTTTGGCAAATTAATAGGATTTACAACTGGGACATATCCTTCCAGTGTTTCATTTCCAACCTATTACAATGTATTGAATACCTTTACGCCAGTAGGTAGTAATATTAACAACTTAATTGTAAGGTCTTCTCTCGTCGATAATGAAATCGGTTTCCCTACTGACATTGTGGATAGTCTGGCAATCACTTCATCATTTGGCGAAAATATAAACTATGTTCCTCCTGTATTAAAGTGGGTGAAGATATCAGCCGGGATATATCAATATTTTAACATTACATTCGTCGATCAAAATTTGAATTCGATATATGCATTAGATAACAACGTATGTATTACATTGATGATTAAAAACGTAGGCAATGACCCAAGTTTAGGGGAAGCAATGGTAAAAAAAATATCCCTTAACTATAATGAGTAAATCTATTTCAGCGATGGGGGCTGCCCCCCAAGATAAGGTCAATAACTGGTATGATAAAATAGGTGTCAAGAAAAGTAAGGTAGATGACAATTACAAAAATCATATGATTGAACCCCGTAGTATGATTGTCTGCATAGGGGGTACGGGTGCAGGCAAAACAAATGCCCTTTTAGAGTTCTTAAATCGCAAGAACAATGCATTTACTGAACTTATTATATTCACGGGTTCAACTACTGATGAGCCTATTTACAATTTTATTAAGCAAAAAATACCTGAAACACAACTCTATAATAATATAGCAGATTTGCCTGATATTTCAACCTTCGATGATGATGATAAGGCAAGCGAGAAATTGATAGTATTTGATGATTTTATTAATCTGCCTAAAAAAGACTTTAAGAAGATTAACGAGTATCTTACCAGTTCCAGGAAGCTGGGATTTTCGTGTTTTGTGATGGGACAGAATTATACCGCAATTCCCAAGATAATCACAAGAAATGCACATTATTTCATATTATTTCGTTTGAATGATAACACAACTATCGATAATATAATTCGTAATCACAATGTATCCAATATAAGTAAGGAAGATTTTAAACATTATTATTTAAGAGCAACTGAACAACCGAGAGACTTCTTTTTAATTGACTTGAAGAATCATAATATAAGACATAATTTTAAGGATATACTCGCAAAGATTTAAAGCTGTTCTAATATCTTCGCTAATATAGCCTCATTATGCTGCGGCGACCGTTTGAACATATCTTGAAATTTGTTGTAAGTAGATAATGTTATACCAAATCTATCAAACATTTTTATCAATGCGACGCAGTAAAATCCGCAAGATGTTGTTTTCATGCACTGAATCTCATCGCTGCTATAAATATAGCTTTTAGGGATTATATATTCTATTTCTAATGGACTTGCGAAGCCAAATGGGTCAAACCAAAACCACGACTTACCTTTATTGGCAAGCACACACCAATGAGAAGTACCATTTAGATTAATAACCACAGCCCCGCCTTTACGCAATGCGCGTTTAATTTGTGCCTCATCATCTTTTACAAATACACCCTTAAAGGATTTCGTTTTTTTAAGCATCTCTTCTAAATCTTCTCCTGTGGTTTCGTTCTCTCCACCAACGATCAATTCAGTTCCACCGCCTTGCATAATGACATTCGCTCGTCCTGCCAAATCAGTGACTGAATGAGCAAACTTTCGAAACCAAGGGCTTTTAAATATATCAGTCGTATCTTGCTTTACAAATTCTTTGAGCTCTGGTGTAATCATATTATTCGATGTCAGTACAGCCATCTGGAAATCTTGACAGTTGTTATGACCAGCTGCGTAAGGTATAAAATCATTACCCATATACTTTGCTGTATTATCTACTAATTGCTGAACAGTTAAACCAGCCGGTACGCTTGGCACTTCAATCAATTCACTATTTTTAGGAGCTCCACCTTTCTGCATATTTATGACTTCATTCTTTTCAAGAAGCACGTCTCCCTTGTTGGTATGTAAAATAATAAATAGATGAAATAGTTTCTCGTAAGGAGTTGATGATACCACTTTAATAATACCGGTAATGAAGGATTGAACAGGTGATCTTCCTATGGTTGCAGATTGAATGACTGCGTCCCCCATCTCTTCTAATATCCTATTTACCTTGGGCGAGAGACCTTGACGACCATAGATTACTTTTTTACCAAAATCGATAGCAGACTGGGCTTTCCTCTTTAAATAATTAGCAGCATCACTCGCCATACCCTCGCCCGTGTGAAGAATAGAAATTTGCTCTTTTGCCTTCTTTAATGTAGTTCCTTTGCTATGAACCTTTCCAGTAAGCATATTTCTAACTTCATATTTATTGTTTTTTAACCGACGTATCTCAAATGGCATTATACTATATTAGCGAGATAATTAATATGAAATAATGTTTTTAAATGTCTTGCTCTATCACCTCTATTACCAATTACTCCACACTCACACGTATTTTTTTCGCTATATTGTGCCTTAATTTGTTCTTTATGTGAATGATAATATTCATTAGATTTTTTACATCGTTCTTTTTTATTACGACATTCCTTTTCATAATTAGGATTTGCGATTGCTCTAAACATATTTAATTCTGGTTGTAATTGTTCTATCCAATACTGTTCTCGTTCTACTAATTCTTGTTTTGTATTACAAGTATATTTCTCAATTAATTCAATCTTAAAATGAGATACTCCTATTTCCCGCATAGTATTATAAAGAACTGTATTACGTCTTCCAGACACATCTTTACACATTTGTCTATGCAGATTCATTCTTGATGATAAATATTGATAAGTTGAACTACCAATATATATCTTTGTATTAACATCATTCGTGATTTTGTAGATTTTGCCGTATTCCATTATAGTATATTATAACAATGGCTCTATGTTCATTTTTATTTAACTTTATTACATCCCAGCAGGAAACAAGGCGGCACCTTTAAAACCAGCTGGGTAAAGGGCAGAACCTGACATCTTCTTGTGTTTAGCCTTGCCGTGTTTAGGATGAACCATAGCCCCGCCACGCTTTGCCGCCAATGCCGCCCGTCCCTTTGCAAGTGCTGCCTTCTGTTTATCGCTCATTGGTTTGCGCGTTCCCATACCAATCTGTTTAAGAGCCATATCCTGAACCTGTTTCGGCACTACTCTATTAAGATGTGCCATTCCCATATCTTGAACCTCTTTTGGTACAAAATCGAGTACTCCCTTGCCCTTTCTAACTTTCCTTTTAAGTCCAAATCCAAGCGTTCCAAGTGGGTCTTTAATAAAATCACTTGCCTGATTTACTACCTGGCGAGTTGTGATAGGTTCATCAATCAATAGGCGTCCGCCACGCTTTGCCTTACCACCATAGAGGAAAGCGAGGGGGTCTTTCTCTTGTCCTAAATTATTTTCTCTCAATGTTCCACTAATAAACTTTGCGGCCGCATCCCCAAAATCTTCAATAATATTCCCGCCACGCGAGCGTCTTGGCACAGCTGGCAAAGGAGGAAGAGGTCTGGATCTACGAGGAACAGCTGGCAAATCAACAACAAAAGGGGCAGGCTCAACAGCTGGCTTTGGCCTACGTGCTGCTCTTGCTTTTACCTTTGCTTCGTCATTCGAATGATCTACTGTATATTTATCAATAAGGTAATTAATAGGAGCAACAAGCTGGGGCGCACCGATTGCCTCCGCTGCTTGG